AATCACATACTCCCTTACGGTATCTGGGCCGAACTTTCTTCCCGCCAAAATAATGATCCACCGTGGCTCATACTTCAATTCTATACACTTTTTGCAAAGAAGCAAATTCATTCCGCTCAAAAGTGATGACTTTTTGGGGGACAACTCACTCTTGGGCTGGCCACATGAATAACATAACATTAAACTTCTTCTTCCTCTATTCCAATTCTGATATCTTCTAAGAAGATAAGGTCTTCATTTAAAAGTGTTACTTTAAATTCAATGCCGTCTTTATTGTATTTTACTAAACTGGTAAATGCACCTAAATTTTCTGTTATACCATAACATTGTTCATCTGGTATGTAAACAATGAAGTTATGTATGGATCTCTTAGACATATTTTATTCCTTCGATCTCACATCTTACTCCAAAGTTTTGAATCATAGATCTTAATTGAAGTAGGTATTCCATTACTTGCATACGCTTTGATTCAGAAAACTCCATAATGTTATCTTCATGAATAGTTAAGGCTATGTAGTTTGGCCTTTTGCGTATGTCTACTTTAATTCCTTTAAAGGGTGGCTTGATCTCTCTTAGAGACTTAGCCATCTCTTTTGTGTAAAATACTTGATCCATGAATTGATTTCAGCCTTTTCCAAACCTCTGGTGTTTTGTGCGAGTTGTATTCTTTATCTATTCTTCCTAGGTCTAGATAGACCCCGCCCCACACGCCTCGCTCTTTATTATTTACACCTTCATTATAGCATTGTTTAGATACCGGACAATGAAGGCACATCTCATCGACCTGAGATGCTAAATGCTTATCTGTTTCATAGTCATCGTAAAACATATTTATGTCTGCATTTATACATGCAGCCAACTGATACCATTTTAAGTTATCAGCATCTAGCCCAAGTTCATCAATTATATTCGACATTTGCTGGGACCTTGACCTTCCATGTCCCATCACTTAAGACAGGGTATCTATAAGACATTCCCCATTGACCGCCCTTGAATACGCCGTTCTTTGAAGTATATCCTGATGAATTTGGAACCCAACGAACAATATCCCATCCATCCCAATAGTAGCCACGGTGAGAACTTGATGAAACAAAGTCATGTGCCTTGGTATAATCTAGCATAATAGTTTTCATTACTTAGCCTTCTGTAGTGTCATTGTCTTTTTGTACGCATCCTGTTCAAGAACAATCCGTATCCTTGACAGTTCTTCTCTAATTCCATCTAGAAGTACTTCTATATTTCTAATATCACTCATGTATAAACTACTTTCCTGATACCCGCCTCGCGGATAGCATTATGACAGCGGTCACATGGCCTGGACAATCTATCCTGACCCTTTCTATTAACTCTTGCCACATATATTGTGGCACCCTTAGGATTCTTTACCTTACGCAATGCATCAATTTCTGCATGTACAGAACAATGTGTTTTAATGTGTTCTGATGAAACCACGGTGGGGTGGTTGCGATTCTTATTAATACCAATACTAATAACTCTTCCACCCTTAACAATAACTGCACCGTGCTTCATTCTACAATCTGATGATTGCGCGGCATTAGACGCTAGATCAAGATAGTTCTGATCACGGCGCGACAGACGAGAAAAGATCTCCTTTTGGCATCATCATCACCCTTTCACAATATCCGTAGGAATTTCCATTGCACTACTTATATTAGCAAGGGAAGTGGTTTGTTTGCAAGAATCTCTGATAAAAAATACTGCCCGATCTATACCCAAATTGGCTAGATCATACATACGAATTGCAGAGTTGTCTGAAAGTTTTTTAGGATTAAAAAGTTTCTCATCAATAGAGTAACCCTTTTGCTTAATTAATTTTTCTACCTTGCCAATATATTCAGTAACCATATTTTCGGCAGGGCTAGATGCCGTATGGACAAAGGTGATCTTCCTATCTTCTGGATTTGTGGATACCCACTCATCTAGAATCACCGTCATCTTTCGGATTATTTCATTATAGTCAACCCAATTACGGCTGCCGCCTACTAAAACTCTCATGATTTCTCCGTTAATTACTCAGCAGAAGTTTCTTCTGATACTTCTGTTGCTGGTGCCTCTACATTTTCTTCAGTTGAGGCAGTCTCTTCAGCATTTTCCTCAACAGCCTCTGGCTCTATAACTTCAGCAGCAGGCTCTTCTGGAGTTGATGTTTCTTCTACGACAGTCTCTTCTACGTCTGCCTTTGGTGTCTCTACGGCTGGTTCAGCCTGTGTCTCAACAACGGCCTCTGCTTCAATAGGCTCGTCAAGTGGCGCTCCCTCTTCCTCTGCAATGTCAACTAATGCAGGCTCATCGGCAGGGAAAAATACGCCAGACCATATTGACTTATTCATTCTATCATTCATTATTTGATCCCTTTTCTGTTTAGACCATGATGCTCCTGCATCACCACCCCATAGATCCCAGGCTACTCTGCCTGGGCTGGGGAAACCTTCTTCTCCTGAACTAAATCCTGTGGCTTTCTTATCTACCTCATGTCGTGAGAAAAAACTATGCATTCTCAGCACGGTACTTTCAGATAGCGACTCTTTCTTTGCTAATTGATTGGCTCTAGCCAATCCTACGGTAGTTCCACCGCGTCTTCCCTCTTCTTTCCATTTCAAAGCCCTGCGTGCAGCAGAGGCCATTCCATCTGTGGGGGTATACGTTTTTTCAGCCATAATTAATTATATCATGCCAAGTTTACTCACATAGTCATACATAACTATGCCACTAGCAGTACCTACATTTAAACTACGGACACTACCAAGTTGAGGGATATAAACAATATCGTCTGCCATACCAAGAGCCATGGGGCTTAGTCCACGCTGCTCTTCTCCGAATATCATAAAAGTCTCTGGATGCCACTCATATGAAGTAATTGGAATAGCGCCTGGAACATTATCAATAGCAACCCATCTAGCGCCACGAACTTGTGGCTCATGTAAATAAATGTTATCTAGGTTTGGAGAATACTTTAAGTGATTATAATGTTGAGTTCCTACTGCGCCACGCTTATCCCACTTCTTGGCTCCGACAATCCAACATTCTTTAGCCATGAATGCATTGGCATTACGAATTCCTGTAGCCTTATTAAAGTCTCCAGAAAGATTCTCAAATCCTACAAAAAACGGAAGTCGGCGGGTATCTAGATCAGCCTTGATCTGATCAGTTTCCCATTCCTTGTAGTAATCAATGACATTTTTGTTTGTCATTATGTCTCCTAGCGACTAGTATCTTCTATTGTCTTACTTATATTATACCTATTCTTCTTATGTTTCTTCCAGAAATTTTTTTTCGAAACAAACCCTGGTATAACATATCTATGTGGCCCTGGTCCTGGAGAATTTACTCCATGTCTCCAGTTTTCGCTGGTAGGGAATACTAGTATAGAATTTTTTGGAGGGCGCAACTCTATTTTTTGATTAACAAAAAATACTTCCCCATCTGTATATTCATCATTCAAATAGAAAACTACGGCATACTCTAGAGATGGGTCCGTATGATTATCTACATGATCTTTTAACGGTACACCCTCATATTGTCTTTGTATTGTGCCACACCCATTAAATTGGATATCACTTCTGAAGTCAAATAATCTTTGGCATCTTTTTTTTAAGATGTTGGAAATTTTGTGATCACTTATTCTTAAATTTTTATCATGCCAATTATCTGTTATTTCATACAGACCCTGGCTAACTAAACTATCAAGATCACTCGTTCCAAACTTGCGCTCCGCGAGTTTTTGAACACCAAACATATACTCATGACACCATTCTTCATGATTAGCGTTCATTGCTAATTTTACTAATTCTTCAGACTCGTCCTCTTTAATAAAATTTTTTATTAAAAATATTCTATAGTCTAACTCTTCTACCTCGTATCCAAGTTTTTCTATATAACTCTTAGTTAATATTTTTTCTGACATTATTCTAATTCCTCTGGAAGAACAACTCCATTTTCTTCTAGGTACTTCTTCCCTTCTTCAGTAATTTTAAAACTTGGAGAAAGATTTACATCGTACTCTATTGTAACCATTCCTAATTCATATAAATTAAGAAGTTCATTGTTTAATTCTTCCATCATCGCATGATAAAGTTCTGGAAATATATGATACATTTTTTCAAAATTGAAAACAAATGTTCTTTCTCCATCAGTAGTCATGCCCACCCATTCAAGGACCCCGCTGTCCTCTAGATGATTCATGAACTCTTCTATCTCATCATTACTATAATCCATGAGCCTCAGATCGGATTCGAACCGATGACTTTCCGCTTACAAGGCGGATACTCTGGCCAACTGAGTTACTGAGGCGATCCTAGGCTGTTGCCGCAATTTTATTTGCGCCTAGAATATAATTCTATCATTTAAATCTTTTCAGGTGTACATTTCTTTGGGAACAACGACCATCCAGTATTGAATGGTGCGATTACCCATGAATACGTTAGTCCAGAACCCCATAGTGAATAATACATTCCTGCATCTTCATACCATGAGTCATTCTTAAACGAATAACCATATCCCCAATTATGCATACCATCATTAAGGAAATGCTTCCTTACAATTTCTGATTGCTTATCTTTATCTAGCATATTATCTCTAGACCACCAGGATCTTCCTGACCAGGCACTTGTCTGAATTTGCCAAGTACCCAGCGCACCTGTGAACCATCTGCTAGATTCATCTAATGATTCATGCTTAGATTCACGCCAGGTAATTGCCCAGGCTCCTCTAAGCATTCCAGGTCTATTAAAACCCGCCTTAAATAGTATCTTTGCTTGCTTATCATTACAGTTAGATGGCAAAGTCCAGTTTCTATCTGTTATTGCCCTTCTTTCTAATGTATCAGCGGTGGCAAAGTTACCCGTACCTTCCGCCAAAGGCGTAGACTTAGCATACGCCAGGTTTGGAGAGATTAGTACCATTGATAATACTGTTACTGTTGATACTAATGCAGCACCAAATCGGTTTATTGTCGTCATATTGACCTCCTTGTGGCGGCAACATGAATTCTATTATACGGGAATATTACGATATGGTCAACGATTTTGGATAATTTACTATTTCAATCATATTATTATACAAAGTAATGTAAGGTCTGAGGTAGTAGTTACCATTGTGCTTGACGAGACAGTAAAATGTAAACACTATTTCTTGCCACGACGGACTTTGAGTGGAGATTTACCAATATTTATTTTTCCATCTTTATGTTCTGGGTTAGTAATTCCTCCGCCACCCTGCTTAATTGTATCGGTAGTAATTACATTATTCATTTAAGAAACGTACCTCCCCAGAATTTATCCATCATATCATCATCGTCACTTGGATCGTTATCTTCATCATCTGTAGGAGCCTGCACATACCCATCTGGTATTGCGGCTAGGCGACATTTCCCCTCTGGATGAACTAAGTAAGAAAGAATAGCACAACCTAATTGACCATCTTCTCTCTCAATATGTAGAGAGCAGTTAGAGCATTTAACTCCGATTTGTGCATCTTCGTTATCTCCTGGCCCCTCGTATCCAACCCAAATACTGGATGTACCTTGGTCAAATGGGCCAAATCTTTCCGCAATAGAAACCATTGCATCGTGGTAGGCTTTTTCTTCTTCTGTCAATTCATCATATAGTTCCATATTATTATTATACCATTGCTGGCGTGGAAGGATTCGAACCTTCAACCTATCGGTTAACAGCCGATTGCGCTGCCGTTGCGCTACACGCCATAAGTGCCAGATGAGAGAATCGAACTCCCCATGCTTTCGCGGGTGATTTACAGTCACCTTCCCCACCTTGGGGACTATCTGGCTTATATTATTGTGTCTTTACATGCTAGATTATATACCATATCATACAATGCTGTCCATACATCATTGTCAGAAAATGAATTTTCCATTACTGCTGTTACTATCTGATATAAATCTTCATCGTCCTTTGCCCCTAGTCTGTCTATTAAGATATCTAGGCTTAACCCTGAGGCACTCTTGTATTCTTCTAAAGATTTTTTATCTGGCGCTCCGCGTGGTCCGATGTAATTTCCAGTTATTACATCAAGAATCATCCTTGCATCTGCGACAGTTCTTTCTGTACTAAAATTTACCTTCCAGTCATCCTCAGGTCTAACTGTGTACTTAGAAAGATGATACATTGGATTTAAATTTATAGCAACTATTTTATACCCTCTTGTAATGTATCTTAATGCAAGTAGTGGCTCCTCTGCTATAAAGAAAATTTCTTCATCAAAGGGTACGGCTAATAAATTTTTTGTGTACCCGAACATAAAGTGACAACTCAAAGAATGGTGTACCTCGTATTCGTGATCACCAATAAAATCCTGCGCCTTTGCTACCAGACCATCAATTCTTAGTTTCCACGGCGGCATCTTACTAGTAACAGGATCAATGACTAATCTATTTTCTTCTATCAATGCCCAATGAAGGGACTGAGAAATTATAGTATTTTCGCCCAAGTCCTGTGCTATTTCATTGTACCTAGTAACCAGTTCTCTATCCCAGTTCTTTATGAACAAAGTGTGCGAGTCTATACTAAGAAAATATTTCTCTGCCCCAACCATTTCAAGTAGCATACTCCTAGCCATGCCTATGCCAAGCGGCTGTGGCGTATGAATCTTCTTTACTGAAATTATTTCTGTATCTTGAATGTCTGAGAAGTATCCAGATAGGCTTTGCTCTAAAATTGCAAACTTAATAACGTAGTCTCCGCTACTCATAGATAAAGCACTATCTATTGTCTGATCCATAAACTTTTCATCTAATGCTGGGAAAAGTATTAGTATCTCATCCACTAAAAGTACACCCTCCACATTCCATCACACAGTACTGAGTGTCCCTGTAGTGTAATTCTTCTATCATCTAAATAGTATTTGTATAGGGGCGGGACCTGATGATATAGATTTCCAGAAAATATAAATATCCCGCCCTCTTGATAGGGTACAACACTAGGCTCTTCTATATCTCTTCCCTTATAAAATCCATTATCTCTTAAATCTATTTCAAATGGTTGGGATGTTTCGTATTTTTTAAGAGATGTGTCACACCATAGGCTTAACCCACTACCAACACTTGGTAATTTAAGAGAGAGTGTAAAAGAAAAATTATCTTCTAAATCTACTATCTTATACTTTTCATTAAGAACGTCAAGGTGGTAGTTATAGATATGATCCTGGTGCCTACTATATAGATAGTCACTAGGAAACTCTAGATAAGTTAATTCGTGTGCCCTAGTTTCATCACCCATAATATTAAATCCTGGGTATGCAAGGGAGTCCTCAAGGACGGCTGGACCTATGTATTCCTCTATACAACTTAAAACTTTATCATATAGATCCGAAAAGTTTTCTAAAAGAATTCTATTATAGTAGTTCTTTATTTTATAATAAGCCTTTGTGTTCTCCTTAGCATCAAGATACGACGCCGCACCTAGTAGGTAGTATGGCATAGACAAACTTTCATCACGGTGAGTTCTCCACTCGCTCCGCAAAGACGTAAGCCTGGTGAGGTACTCTTGAATCTCGTCTTCAGAGAGTAACTGTACTAAGGTTGGTTCCACGCGCCCCAGGCAGGATTCGAACCTGCGACCAACGGATTAGAAGTCCGACACTCTATCCTCTGAGTTACTGGGGCGAGACTAGTTCTAATTGCTTATGTTCTAATAATACTTTATTGGCGTATTTCTTGTAAAAGATTCTTACTTTAAATTCTACTTTAGATTGCATAACTATATTTTTATCAATTGGATTAACTCTATTTTTTTCTAATTTAACAATCCATTTATCTTCATTATATACTTCTGATAATTTAGATTTCATATGGACTTCTGCACTACGACTTCCCCATAGCCTATCAGTACGCTCTAAGAAGTTCAACATTTCTGGAGTAAGATCCCAGGATGCTATTCCCTCTGTACCGAACATATTCTTGCTATCTACTAAAGCCAACGCCATCAATATAGTAAACAAAGCCCTGTAGTCTTTATGTGAGTATGCTCTAAATATTATAGGTAAAGAATAGTGTATATTAAATAGTGGTAGTGTTCCATTGTCGTCTGGACCTTGGCCTTTTATTTCACCGCGCTGGTTTTTAAAGTTTTTTGATTTATATAACTTATCCCACCCTTTATCACTAGGAAAATCATGTGGATAAATATATTCAATAATTGGATATAATACTGATATCTCTGCCCCAGGTCCATATGAATAATCGTCATCTTCTTCTTCTGGAGTCCAGACAGCATATGTTAAATAATTATCATATTTAACTACTGAATATTGTAATTCATTCATAGAGAGCGAGTGACCAGAATCGAACTGGCGATAACTGCTTGGAAGGCAGATGTGTTACCTCTACACCACACTCGCGGGAGATTAATCTTTTTCTAAAAGATCAATCGCCTCTTTAATTGCCTGATTCCATCCTGCAATAAAAGAACTAATCTCAGTAGAAGATGCTGAGTTTTTCATCTTCTTTGCCTTAAGTTTTTCAATTACCTTATCGCGTGTCAATTGTATCCCTTTTCAATAAATGCGCCGTCCCACACGGAGTCTGACTTATTTTCAGAAGCATATAGCGCACGTTGCTGTGCTACTGCTTCTGCGCGAGTTGCATGACAACCCTCAATTTCATTTGTTCCTTCTTTGACTACTGCATATCCATTGCAATCGCCAAAGTTTCTTTGTACTTTCCAAGGCATAATATCCTCCCGCTCCCCGATCTAGATTCGAACTAAAACTAAATGATCCAAAGTCATTTGTGCTACCATTACACCATCAGGGACTAACTATTTACCTTCTAATAGTATCAGAAATACTGGTTTTCGGTCAACTATTCCTATAGAACATGCCCAGCACCATTCTGGCGGGGTATGATCACACTTATTTGCTGGCTTTTTTGCCCAATGGGGCCAATCTTCTGGACCCGCTAAGGAGCCACAGTACGGACATGTTTCTTCCTGCAATAGCAGTCTACCGTCATAGCAATCCGTACAAAGGCTTTCTAGTATTTCTTGCTTTCTCCGCCTTCTATCTTGATAATTAGCCCTTGGAGGGCGCGGAGGAATCGATCCATCTTCATTAGGTATCCTATCGCTTTTCCATGCGTTACATTTTTTATGAGCAAGTCTTAAATTAGATACATCTTCTGATCCTCCCGCTGATCGGGGAATCCAATGATCTAATGTTACGTCAGAATTTGTCTTAAAATCCTTAAAGCATATGGCACATGTGAATCCGTCACGCTCTTTAACAAGTTTTATTTTATCTTTTTTACTAAGCAGAAGATTCTGATTTAGCATTGATAAATTCTCTTTCATCTACAATATCGTAAGCGTCACGAATAATACTAACTTCATATTTATCAAAGTGGTGTCCACAGAAGTACAACTCCCCTGTAACAAACTTTGCTATTACCCAAGCCTGGGCGGGACACTTAGGAGCATCACACATGTCCATCTTGGTAAGAACTCTTACTTCTTCCTGAACTTCAGTTTCCATGGAGTCCTCCATATACTAATTATATCAGTTTTTATTTAAATATTCTTTTACATTCTTAAATTGTGAATTTATTTTAGTAATCTTCTCAACTAGGGCAACGTTATCTTCCCTAGTCTTTTTCAATTCCTTATTTAATTTCACAATTTTTTCATCATATTTATCTGTAGCAATTTCATAGTATGATAGTTGTGTATCTTTTTCAAGTATTATATCTTTTAAATATTTTACTTCTTTATTCTTTTTATAGGCATTAAAAAATAGAACAATAACCATACCCAGTAGGATTACTGTTACTACTAACACTAAATACATATATGCCATGTCGGGATGAGAGGATTTGAACCTCCGGCCCCTTGGTCCCAAACCAAGTGCGCTACCAAACTGCGCCACATCCCGTGGGATTACAGATGGCGACGAATCCTTTTTGCACGAAAGACGCTAGAAACGAATTCAACGCACTCAACGGCAGACTCGCTATAACGGGATATTTGTATGTAACTACACCATCCTAAGATATGCCATCTGTAATCGTAGGGCGGGTGAGACTTGAACTCACGATCTTCACCTTATAAGAGTGACGCCTTCACCAACTTGGCCACCGCCCCGTAACAACTACTATATTAAATTATTTCCATGCTGTCAATAGCATTTTGTAGAGCGGGTGGGATAATAAGTTCGCTGTTTCTTTTCCTGCCCATCCTTAATTTTAACTCTTCTTCGCTGTCTTGTTCAAGCATATCGTACGAATAGACTTGAATTTCTTGTAGCGCATCTCTTCTAGAGCGAGCAATCGCATTATAAACCGCGCCACATACGGCATCAGCCAAGTCCTTGCTGCCTTTTCTGGGGTGGTCAACTTTGTCACCGCGTATCCTTAATTGCAATAATTCATCTATTAGTAATTTAAGTTCTGGGCCATAGACTCTTTCCTCTGTTATAAGAAGAGCCATATCCTCATAGTGCTTTTTAGCAACTGATAATAGTTCTGTATTAATACCATAATGCTTTAGTTGCTGCATCATATCGTGAGAGTTCCATCGGTCAAATGTTACTACACCTAGATTAAATCCTCTTTCTCTTAAATCAATTATATAATCTTTTACCTCAGATAAATCCACACTAGTAGTTGATGTTGGCTGCCAATATCTTACAGCATCTACGATAACCCTAGGGGCTGCCTCTGTCATTGTGCCAGCAATCTTCATCTGTACATAGCCCTCAACATGAGCCATAGCCACAGCACAATTATCATGCTTTTGGGCCAAGTCAACGTGTAAAAAATACTGACGGCCTTCTTCTGGCTTAAACCATTCTGAAAATCTTCCACTATTATCTACTGCAAACTTAGGATTACTGAAAGCCTTTTCGATCTTTTCGCGTGATTTAAAGAATGCATCTGTTGCTTCTGGTGGCATACATGCAAATCGCATAAGAGAATCTAGTGGGTCGTCATAGAAAGCAATGGTGAAGTCTTGAATTTTTCTTGTTGGATTAAACTCCCAGGTAGGTCTTTTAAGAGCAAATATATGTGGAAGAGCGTAGGAAATAATATGATCCTCTTCCCACTCAATTGTGAATTCATTACCGTCATGTCCATCTGGTAAGTCTGGATCAATTTTAAAACTATGTGACTTAACTATAGTTTCTTTTTCTGCTACTGCGTCATTGTATTTTTGTTGAATAAAGTCATTCTTAAATCTTGGGAAGGAAAGCATGATAACTTTCCCAAAGTCTGGGAAGCGAGAGTTGACAGATGCTCTATACATCTTATAGATAGCCGCAGATGTTTTGGGACTTTGCCTTCCTGTAGTATTCTCTAATTCAAATCCTGAGATTTCGTCAAGGATGGCAAGGAGTACGTTGTAACCCTCCCACGACTCTGCTTCTGAATGTCCTGAGTGAACAGTTATTTCTTTGTCAAATTCAACACTATTAGCCTTTGGAATGTATCTACCCTGAAACCAGGGAGACTTTTCAACGATGCGCTTAAATCCTTTAAAGAAAACCCTATTCGCCTGAACAGCGTTAATAGCAATGTTAATAATGTCAATTGAATCGCCTGGTGGTTTTCCATAATACTTTGCTGGATCATTAAGGCACAATAAGAGGTGGACAACATAGGCACACCCTATAGTAGAGATAAAGTCCTTCCCCCCGCCTTTCCCTATCTGAAGAATCACTTCCTTGCATGTCTGGTTCCATCTTTTTATTCCTTCTTCTTCTCCAAGCCACTTAGTTAGGGTGTCTTTATCATAAATTTGCGTCATAGACTTAATGGCTTTGTATTGATATTCTGAAAGAGGAGGCAAGTCTAGGTACTTCTTGTCAGTAACAAACTCCTCTATCGTGGCTGGAGTTTCCTCAAACTTGTCATCGTCAAGTGCTTCTATAAAGTCACTAAAATCAATCAATTGGTTCTACCTTGCCCGTAACCTCTGATAATCTTTTAGCGACCTCCATCTTGCAATGATTACATTCGGAAGTTACTTCCTTTAGAATACTCATGAGAATTTCTTGCTTACGCTCTGTCTCTAGAAGTTGGGCAGACATTTCATTATTCTCTAGAAGACCCGCCTTCTGGAGCATGTCAATTCTTTTTTGCTCAACATCAGCGATCATTTTTAGAGCGCTGGCCTTTGTGTTGTACTGTTGATTTGCATCTGCCTGGTCTACAGTCTCCCATGCACGCTGAATTATCATAGAGTAATGCTGATCAGCACCAGCCAAGGCTTCCTTGGCTCGCTCTCTAATTCTACTATCTCCAGATACCAGTTCACGCCAGGTATCGATATGCTCTAAAACTTGTGATCTTTTAATTCCAAGGAACTTAGATATGTCCGTTGGATTCTTACCCTTGAGTAATTCTTCTACTACCAGATTCATTTGATCAAATGAACTAGTTAGTTCAATCTCTGACAAGTTGCTTCTTCCTTCTGCTCTTCTTAGCCCTAACTACAGTTTTTAGACGGTCTACATAAAATGATCTATACTCTCCAGTAGCGCTATCCCGACAATCAATCCAAGTAACATCTAACTTTTCATTGTGTGCCATATGTATAAAGGTGTATAGAGACTTAATATTTTTAAACTTAATCTGGTCACCTGGCTTAATTACATCTTTCATGAAGGGCAGTTCATAATATACTGTGATATCTGGATTCATGCTGTAAGGAACGTACTCATAAACTTTTTTCTGACGAGGCATTATATCTCCTTAGAGTGAATATCCACCGTTGCGGGTGGGACTCCATACCATACCTGGACGATCAATAGATCTAATTAAACTATAGCCACATCCCGCACACTTTTGTTCGTCCCGTGCTGAAATGCTTGCTAGTCTTTCTTCGTCACTATCACAGTTGATACATGAATAAGTGTAAAGAGGCATTCTATCTCCAGTTATTCCTTAGTGCTACCTTTAATAATACCAGATAACCTATTAAGTCGTCAATGTCATTATCACCAGGGAATTCTTTACCCTTAGCAAATCTACTTAGTTTATCATCTATTCTTACTCTTAACTGTTCTTTTTCATCTGACTTAGAAAATATTCTTACTGGTTCTAGTGCAGAATTTCCATATGCTCTATTTTTTCTTATTAAAAGATCGGCAACTTCATTACAAACATCTAGTATAGACATTTCAGTATTATTAACTGGATGAAACTTGGCGTCAGGGTTTGTAGTTCTTAGTGTATCTAATGGATCAACATAATTCATTTATTTATTCCATTCAGCAGATAGATTAACAAAATAGTTTTCTGGCGTACTATCAACCATATATTCTTCATATAATTTATAAAGAGATGTAGGATTACCTAGAATATCTTTAATTACCCACCCACGGTCTTCTATATTAGAAATTTGTTTTTTAATATCCCAACCCATCTCAAGAATAAAGTTAGGAGTGAACTCAAATAATATTTTGATATTTTTTTCTGGCTCACCTAATTGGTTTATAATATTAGTTTCCCAGCCCTGTATGTCCATAATAATAATGTCTGGGTAGTCGCCTACCTTATCAATAAGTTTATCCATTGTAAGGCAGTTGATTATTTCACTCCTGCTCCCAGCATTTTTATTAGATACTCTATTGTCTCCGCAATTATTTTCTGAGTAATAAATAACATCTTGACCGTTTCTATCTGTTATTGCAAAATTAAATGTCTCTACATTACTTATATTTAAATTTTTACAATTTAATTCTATTAAGTTGCATAGATCTTTTGATGGCTCTACTGCTATAACCCTACCAGTACCACCTTGTACTTTTGATGCTACGAAAGAATGATACCCAATATTAGCACCTAAATTATAAACTATGCTGTTATTAAAAACATTATTTTCTATCCATGCTTGCTCAGTTGGCTCCCATGTTCCATGCTGTGTAATTAATCCAGATATTGTGTGATCATAATCTGGGAAAATTAAATTACCAAGTCTATTATCATAAATAGTTTTAGTTTGCATATTTATCCCTCTCAAATATCCATTGTGCGTACTGACCGTCATCCCATACCTGACTTCCATACAAATGTGAAGATACTTCATTATGGAAAAATCTATGAGAAGGAACAATAAAAATTCCATTTTCTATAGATGATGTTAAATTATTAATTTTATCAACGTCTTCAATAAAGTTTACCTTATGTAAATGCAATTTCGCATATCCATCTCTCATATAAATATCTCCATCTACATGATCTGCTGGCTCCCACATATCAAGAAAGTCCAAGATAGATTTAGTAAATATACCTGGACCAGTCATTGCATGGACAAAATGTGGGTTTGAGTAGTCTGGATTATGAAAAGCCTTTTCTATATTTTCTAGCATATAAGAAAAAAGAGGATGGCTATCTTCTGACAGAAATGTCCATTGTTGAATATGAATTTCATGCTCCGCATTTAAAATAACTCTTTTATTAGGAACATTTTTAATCCAAGTGTCTATGGGAACATGACATACTGTATCAAGGTCCGTGTACATCCCACCACTAACATATAGAGTCATTATTCTCCATATATCTGCTTTCATAACTCCAACCGGACATGAATTAAAGATACTTACCCATTCATATCCAAAATTATCTTTAACAAAGTCCATAACGTCTGAGTCTGATAAATAGTTATACTCCCATTCTGGATTTTTATTTATCCAAGTCTCAGTAGCCTCTTTTGCGTAATCAGGCAGTTCAGAATATTTTGTTCTATACGTCTGCCAAATTTTTTTAGGAATCACTTAGTCCACTTTCTTTGATTTTTAATAAGTCCATACTTTTCTAATGCTCTTTGGATAGTCATATGAGAGCATCCCGCCTCTTTAGCCATTTGCTGAGTAGTCTTTTTTTCTGCTACATATCTTTTCTTTAACCAATTTATATCTTCATATAATTTCATTTATCTCACCATATTATTTGCTGCATACCATCCAATTCCGCAGGCATCAGCAACGTTATCACTTTCTACAGATACCCCTAATTCCTTGCAGAAGTCTATAGTCTTTTGCTTTCTTATCTCTCTACCTTTGGCTTTATACCAGTTTGCTGTTTTACCTGGGTATTTTTTTTGTATATCTAACTTTTCAGCCTTAGTAAAATTTTTGTTTCCTATAAACGACTGCCAAGTTATTGGATGAACCTCAACAACCTTTCTTCCATCATCGATCAATTCACCCATTATAGCACCAAAGATATACGCCATCTTTAATCCAGTATTAGCGCTTCTTACCATTACGGCTGCTTCAATGGCTACAAAGTCGGATGGGAAGGTCTTGGCGACTGACCTTACTTTCTTCTTAGCATCTAGTATTCTTTCATAAACATCTCCGCCATCAAAAAATACCTCACCCCATTTGATTGGGGTTTTATTTTCAAAAAGGCAGAACGCTACTGACCTAGTGCTTGCATCAATGCCCAAGACTCTTCTATCTGGAACCTTTGCTAATTTAGCGAGAGACATTTAGAATCCTTAACAATTCATCTCTATTTCCAGAATCATTTTTAGCAATGCATTCATTGCATGTCATAGTTTCATTATATCTACTTAGAACATTATCACATGATTTTACAGAACATATTCTTTTTTTACCAGCAAGTCTTTCTCTTTCCTGATAATACTTATCTCTAATTTTTTTATTTGTTGCTATTCGACAACATTCATCAGAACAATACTTTTGATTATGTGTTGATTTCTCAAAAGTGTTTTCGCATCCATCGTTCGCACAAATCATTTGGGCGGCACCAATGTCCTAACTTGCTCCACGCCATCTCCATATTTATTATTTCTAGCCGCCCAGCAATGCTTCTTGACTGGACAGTTTGCACATGCATAAGAAGTTTTAGCGAAACCTCTAGCCGGAATTATATTTTCTGTATACATTGCGTATACTTCACGCATCCAGTCGAATGTTTCATTAATTATTTTTTCGTTACGCTGATTCATGCTAATTGGGATGATACAGATCTCTTGAGTATTCTTATTCTCATACAACAAGAATCCTTCTGTTGCTCCCTCCACCTTCATGTATGTGAGTATCTGTAAAAGGTGGTTTGAGGATGGCTTCATAGAAGATTGACGGTGGATAAATTGCTCTTCCTTAGTCGTCTTTATTTCACCGATGATCTCTGTATCATTCCAGTCCAGCACAACGTCAGCAAAGCCTCTAATTGGTGGGTCTTCTGAAACAATCTCTCGCTCTGTTTCTTTAAGAACTCCAGTTTCTTCTATAATCTTCTGCAGTCTTTCGTGGGCGTATGTTCCGTTAAGCATGTTGGCAATTGCGGTTGCGTCAAACTTCTCGTCAAACTCCTCGCCATTAAAAGCAATAAACCAATATCTTGGGCAGTTTCCATGACCATATCCTACGGTGCTAGGGCTAAATGTTTTTTTCTGCATATCCCTTTTACCGCGCTTTCTGTCATTATAAGCCTTGTCAATTAAGGAAGAGAACTCTGCATAGTCAAATCCGTCTACCTTTTTAAACTTTAAACTCTTAACAACATTTTTACTCACAGACCAAACCTCGCATTATATTTGAGAGCGTCTACTAGTTTATTTACTGCTTCTGCAGTAGTATAGTAGACATTCTTTTTCTTTGAAGCCTCTGGCCCCTTTTCAAAGGTGGTGTAGTACCTTGACATTATTTGCAACTTGGCTGCGATTGCCTGCAACCTTGTGATTATTTCTGGTGCTTTAGCAGCAGGAACATCAGGCTTTGCTATAAGTTTGATTATCAGTTCCATCGCGGCATCTAGATCAGGGTCCTGCATGAACTCTGATATTTCATTTAATTCTGTAATTTCACTAACTGTTTCTATCACGTTCATAAGCCTCTACCAATTCCTCTAGAATGTCCCACTCAATTACTGCTAAACGAACCTTTGACGAACCTTCGCCAATAATTAATTTAAGAAGTGGATGCATACTTCTATCTACACGAAATGTATCCGTACAAATCTTAGCCCACATCTCCTTGTTTACTGATACTGACTTAGCAGTTTCCTTGTAATCAACTACAAAGTTGTGCCACTTAGCATCGCCTTTTTGGTACTGACCCCGACCTGAATTCTTTTGACCCTTGGCTCCATCACGCTTTATTTCGTTAGCCTCAGACATTAAATCCTAATTTCTGAAGTATGACCTTGGCTACAGGTATATTGAATAGTTGATCCATCATCATAAAGATATCCATCGTTTACTATGACAGAGCATTCTTGACACTCCATAGACCCAGTAACTTTTTTGTAATCTTTGTCATTCTTAATACTAAGGAATTCTTCTAATGACTCAGCCATAAATCATAGCCTCTAATGTATCTACTGCCTGGGGGTTATCTCTTAAATATTGGACAGCCTTAGCCCTTCCCTGAAGTCTTTCTCCAAGTACTGTGTACCAGGCACCGCCGCGATCTACCTTACCCATCATTTCTGCTACGTCTAGTACTTCTGCTACCTTATCTACGCCAACATGTGATCCCTGGTAATAAAAATCATATTGTCCAGAAAGATTTGGGGGGCCAAGTTTATTGTAATCAACGATCCAGTTGACTGGTCTTCCCACCTTTTGCTGAATTAACTTATCACCAACCTGAACTTCATCCTTTATTTGGTTTGCTTCTGCTTCTGATGACCAGAGTTTGATGACCGTGCTGGAGAAGAACTTAACGGCCATTCCTCCAGTTGGGATATGTGATGCGTGCATACTGCCAAATTGATTTCTTTGTTGGCTGATGAGTACCAGGAGAGTATTCTGATTAGCGTAATTAAGCATTTTGACTGCATGTGTCATGTCCTTTGCTTCCGCGCCTATCTGCTTTGTATCTT